TTCTGTACACTGCCAGCACTTAGAGTTTAAGCCCTCTATCGACTTCCCTATCGTCTTAGGCTTTGACTTTGGACGTACCCCTGCCTGTGCGTTCCTACAGAAGACAGCTATCGGACGCTGGATATGTTTTGATGAAATGGTGTTAACAGACTCTGGTGCTGTGGACTTTGCTCCTACGTTAAAGAGATACATCGAGGAACACTATCCTGATCACGACTTTAAGGGCTGGGGAGACCCCTCTGGCAACAATAAGAACCAGTCTAACTCCGAAACACCGTTCCAGATCATGCGCGCTGCGGGCATTCCCTGTCAACCAACCGCTACGAATGACCCTATGAAGCGCCGTGCTGCTCTAGAAGTACCCATGAAAGAGATGTGCATGGACGGAAAGCCTAGATTCACTGTCCTGCCTAAAGCATCAATGATCCGTAAGGGCTTGCAAGGGGGCTTCTGCTATAGACGAGTGATGACATCAGGGGAAAGATACACTGATGAACCCGATAAGAATGAATACTCCCACCCCGTAGAAGCCTTAGAGTACGCACTTCAGGGAGAAGGCGAGGGCAGACAGGCACTACGTGCATCAGGGAACTTCAATAAACCTGTAACGGCTAAAGTTAATTTTAGTGTCTTCTAAATACTACGTCGTCTTTGAAGATGATAACGGACACTGGTGGTCGCCATTTCTTAAAAAGAACATCAGGCATTGCTATCTAATTAAGCCCTGCGGTGAAGGCCACCTTGTCTACGGCAAAAACACCTCTGGGTTTGATTTATTCACAACAACCGAACAAAAGAGTATAATTGACGATAATTATATTCTTTGCAGTTATAAAGCTAAATCGTGTAAACAACCGCTTTTCATGCTGAATACGTGCGTTGGACATACAAAAAGGGTGCTTGGCATTAACAACCCGTTAATTCTCACCCCTTATCAACTATTAAAATACTTGAGGAAGAGCAATGAAAAGACCAAAGATGCCTAAACCTACTGCCCAAGAGCTGGCGGTAGAGCGACGTACTATGCTATCCCTTGATAAAGAGATCGAGGAAAGTGAGAAGAGGCTGAAGGCTGCTGCAAGAGGAAAGATAGGTGCTGCATCTCTGCTTCCTACTAAGCCTGGTGCTCAACCTGCTGGTAGGGCTGTTGGTTCTATGGGTCGAATGTTAGGCCGTGGCGGTATAGGTAACAGTGCTGCTCGAGGCCGTAACAGAATATACACTATGAATCAGGGCCGTAATAAATGAAACTACCCGCAGAGCTTGGGTCGCTGAAAGACCTAAAACGTAGGGAAGCTCAAGCATTCAAGACATCTACTTACTGGCATGACCAGCTAGATGATGCGTATGAGTATTTCCTTCCTAACCGCAACCTCTTTGAGACTGTTACTGTTGGCTCTAAGAAGATGGAGCGCATCTTTGACTCCACTGCTTTAGAGGCTATTCAACAGGGTGCTAGTAAGCTACAAGAGAACATCGCCCCTATTTGGTCACGCTGGGCTACATTTGAGCCATCTATCCGTGTACTCAAACTTCTAGAGACCGGCCAGTTCGACGTATCAGAGGAAGACATACGACGTAACCTAGAAGAACAGGCAGAGACTATCTTTGATTACATCAACCGTTCTAACTTTGCTACACAGTTCTATGAGCATGCCCTTGATCTATTGATCGGTACAGGCACTCTGCGTATTGACGAGGACGACAGTGATGACATGCCTATCATCTTCAATGCTATCCCACAGAAAGGTATTGCGTTTGAGGAAGGCCCGCACGGGAACATCGAGACACACTGGCGACGCTTTAAGGTTAAGGTAAAAGACCTAGAACGTAAGTGGTCAGGATTTAAGCCATCACAATCTATTGCTAGTAAGATTAAAAACAACCCAGAGTCTGAGGTAGATGTCAGTGAAGGTGTCGTCTATCTGCCTAAAGACAAGACTTACTACGGGTGTTTGTGGGTAGGTAAAGAAGATCACATCAGCTGGATGGAGGACTTTGGTTCTTCTAGCCCGTGGGTGACTGGACGCTACTCTAAAGTTGCTGGTGAGGTGCGAGGCCGTGGCCCTGCGCTACAAGCCCTGCCTGATGTTAAGTCCTTAAATAAAGTAAAAGAGTTCTCGCTACAGAAAGCCGCTATTGACCTAGCTGGTATGTATACAGCGACTGATGACGGTGTAACCAACCCCTACAATATTAGTATAAGCCCAGGCGTGGTTATTCCAGTAGGTTCTAACAACAATGCTAACCCGTCTATACGGCGTTTAGACACTGGTGCGAATCTACAGCTTACTCAATTCGTTATGAATGACCTACAGATGAACATCAAGAAAGCCCTGTTTAACGATCTGAGAGACCCTAGTGGTGCCGTTAGGTCTGCTACAGAGGTTGCTATTGAGTCTAGAGAACTAGCCAAGCGTATCGGTTCTGCGTTTGGACGGTTGCAAACTGAGGTGCTTGTCCCTATCATTAAGCGCGTTGCATCTATATTGACGCGACGAGGGCTTATACAGCCTATACAGTTGGATGGTCAGGACATTGATATTAAGTTTACCTCACCATTAGCACGATCTCAGGATAGTGAAGACATCTTGAATGTGCAGCAAGCGGTACAGTTCGTACTACAGAACGCTGGCCCAGATCAGGCTAAGATTGGATTTAAGCTAGAGGACTTTGGTACATGGGTAGCACAGAAGTCAGGTATGCCCGCTGAACTGGTAAGGAATGATTCGGAGAAACAAGCGATCATCCAAGCTGGAGCGCAAGCAGCACAACAAGGTATTTCTGGTGAGCAACCAATGCAAGGACAGACTCAAGTATGAGTTGGGAACAAATCGACAAGGCTTCTGGATCACCGGAGGCCGCGTTAAAACGTAAGGCAGAGTTTAGACAAAAGACCATTGAGTTAGCTAGGGCGTATAGTAGATGCTTTGCTAGTGAAGATGGTCAACGTGTCCTATCTGATCTTACATCTAGATTCATATACAGTAACGATACCCCATTCGACTCCCCCAATGTTAACTATGAAGCGTCTTACCATAACGGTGAGGCCGGTGTAGTTAAGTTCGTAATTAATCAAATACAACAAGCTAAGTCAGAATAATCAGAGGTTATTATGTTAGAAGATCAGGCCGCACAAGAAGAACAAGTGAGCGATACCCTGTTAGATGATGCAACCCCTACTCTATCTGAAGGTGAGTATTTCCTTGCCGAAGGTATCAAAGGAACTGGAGACGCCCCCGAATGGTATAAGGCAGACAAATACCAGTCTATTGCTGAACAAGCTAAGGCTTATAACGAGCTAGATAAGAAGTTTGGTGGTTTTAAGGGTGCTCCGAAAGACGGGTATGCTGTCGTCGAAGGCGTAGAGTCCGATGATGAACTATGGAAAGAGCTAGTGGCGTTTGGTGAGCGTACCAATATGTCACAGGATGCTTTGAATGACGCATGGGATTTAATGTCAGCACAGGAACAAGCAGTTGCTGAAGTTACCCAAGAAGCAGAAATCGCCAAGCTAGGAGAAAATGCTGGTCAGCGTATTAAGAATGTTGAAGGGTTTTTAAAGAACAACTTAGATGCAGAGACCTATACTAAAGTCCAAGACCTAGTGACTACTGCTGAGAGTGTCGAGTTGGTAGAAATGCTAGTAAAAGCTACAGCCCCTACTAAGCTACCTATCGATGGTGGTGAGCACCCTACAGGTATGACCTGGGCAGACATTGAAACAGAGATGTTTAAGAAGGATGAGCGTGGCAACCTACTCCGCAGCACAGACCGAAACCATGAAGCCAAGATTCAGAAAATGATGAAGGAATTTGGCGGCTAGACCACATCTTGATGTTACATGGGTGAAAGGTGTATAATGCGGACACTGGACACCCTTTCTTTAAGGCCCGGTAAATTTAGGTTGAATGCTGACCAATTTACTGGGTACTCAGCTAAGACCTTGAAAAACTTTATACATTAAATCTTTTTTTCGAGGATATTCAAATGAGTGTTAATCTCTCTCCTGTAGCTGTCACAGAGTTTGACAGCATGGTAAAACACGCCTATCAAGGCATGGGTAAACTGCGTAACGCTGTTACCGTACGTAATAACGTAACTGGCGACACCTACAAGTTCCGCGCTATGGGCAAAGGTTTGGCTAACCAGAAGGCAACTTCTGCTGACGTTGATCCAATGGACATCACGCACAGCTTGCAGGTAGCTACTCTGGCTAACTGGAATGCGCCTGAGTACACTGACATCTTTGATGCTGCTGAAGTTAACTTTGACGAGAAGCAAGAACTGGCTAACACTATTGCTGGTGCCTTGGGCCGTCGTTGTGACCAGCTGATCATCGCTGCTATGGACACTGCTTCTCCTACTGCTGTTGGTACTACCACTACTGGTCTAGTAGCTAACGATCTGATCGACGCTAAAGTACAGCTAGTTAAGAACGGTGTTGGCGACGGTGAGTTGTTCACTGTTATCAACGGTACTGGTCTTGCTGGTCTGCTGGCTGACGAAAAGATTTCTTCTGCTGACTACCAGAATGTTAAAGCTCTGGTAAACGGTGAAGTAAATACTTTTGCTGGTTTCAACGTGATTGTTCTTGAAGATCGCGCTGAAGGTGGTCTGACCATCGCTTCTGACGTAGTATCTGGCTATGCATTTAGCCGTGACGCTATCGGCCTGGCTGTTGGCATCGACATGAAAACTTCAATCGACTATGTTCCACAGAAGACTTCTTATCTGTGTAACGGTATGTTGAAAGCTGGCGCCGTTGTTCGCGACGTTGCTGGTTTGGTAGAAGTTAAGTACGACGCAACACCTGCCTAAGTCCACTAGGGGGAGGAAACTCCCCCTTTTTATTTAAAGGTACATCATGTCTAGCAAGATTAATTTAGTATCTAATGCCCTTATCCTGATAGGTGATCTACCACTCACTTCTCTCGTAGGTAACACCCGCGCCCATACTGTAGCCAACAACCTCTATGAAGGGATTGTTGAGAACGAATTGACTAAGTATCGGTGGGGCTTTGCTCGAAAGAAAGCACAACTATCTCGTATTAACGAGACACCAGTAGGAACTGAATACACCGATATGTATCAGTTACCCGCAGATTTAATGACTTTGATTAAGTTAAACCCAGGTATTAACTATCAGATTCTAAGTGACCGAGTATATTGTAACTACTCGTCAGACCTGTACTGTGACTACATCTATAACGCGCCAGAATCAGAATGGCCCGCGTACTTCTCTAAGATGATTGAGTACAGACTAGCTATGGACTTTGCTCCTGCTGTCCGTGACAGTGCTTCTTCTATGCAGATGATGGCGCAACAGTATGAGAACGCATCTCGTATGGCCCGCTACACTGATTCACAACAGCATCCTATAACACCTATTCAAGATCGGCCCTTTATTAACGTGAGGTTCTGATGGCTAAGAGTCATTTTCTGCAAAACAGCTTTGTTAGCGGAGAGCTATCAGACATAGTCAAAGGCCGCACTGATCTAGACCAATACTATCAGGGTCTATCTGTTGCTGAGAACGTCGTTACCATCCCTCAAGGTGGGGTTAAGCGTCGCCCTGGCACACAGTTTATTGCCGAGCCAACCCCTGTAGTAGAAAGATACACTGCTCCAAACCCTACCACCCCCAATGGCGGCACCCCAGCCAACGTAAATGACGATGATCCAAGTACGTATAGCGTGACCACTACCGCTGCTGGTACTACTGATGACTACGTTGTTGTGGAATACGACATTTATGGCAACCAAGAAATAGAGTACATCGACCTAATAAACATTAAGTTGACATCAGGAACTAGCACAGAGTTTGTTATTGAGTCGAGAGCTGAAAGTGGCTCATGGGCAACTGCCGCTACAGTCCCGCCGTTATATAGT